CGAATCTTGTTTAATTTATAGTTTTGTATTCGCAAAAGTTGCAACTTTACTTTATTTTGTTTTTCTAAAAGTTCTTGTTTTACGTCTTCGTGTGTTTTAACTAATTTTTGACCAATAACTCCAGAAAGCATACATTTATAAAATAAAATAATTATAGACAAATAACTATTTTATTGTTTTTTAATATATATCTTTATTTTAGACGATGTCTTTTAATAAATCAAAAATAGTAGTGTTTGATATGGACGAAACACTTGGTTATTTTTTAGAACTTGGAATATTTTGGGATTCTCTTCATAATTATTACAAGAACAACAGATTAGATCGCGACGATATATTTACACAAGAGTATTTCAATTCATTGTTGGACGTATTTCCAGAGTTTTTAAGACCAAACATTTTATCTATACTTAATTATGTAAAAACAAAAAAAATATCAAAAAAATGTCAAAGCGTTATGATTTACACAAACAATCAAGGGCCTAAAGAATGGGTTCATCTGATTAAAAATTATTTTGAAAGCAAGTTAGATTATCATTTGTTTAATCATATTATATCAGCTTTTAAAGTCAACGGAAAACGACTGGAAATATGTAGAACAACGCATGATAAAACTATTGACGATTTTATAAAATGTAGCAAACTTCCCGAAAATGTACAAATATGTTTTCTTGATGACACATATTATCCAGAGATGAATCAAAGTAACGTTTATTATATCAAGATAAAACCGTATATTCACGATTTGCAGTTTGATGAAATGATAAATAGATTTTTAAACAACAAAATATCTAAAATGTTTTATAAAACATCCGAAGAAAAGGACGCGTTCATAAACTTTATGAAAACCCAGACGGAAAGCTATCAATATGTTTACTCAGAAAAATCAAAAAAAGAGTATGAAATAGATAAAATTATAACAAAAAAAACTATGGAACACCTGCAGAATTTTTTCAAAAGTAAAGATTCTCCCACTGAACTAAGAAAAAATAGGACATCCAAACAAAGATCTTATAATAAAACTAAGACTAGAAAGAACCTAAATTAAAATGAAAATGTTGAGCAAACGTGTTTTTAGCATTTTTCAAGTAATGAATAAGTATTTGATTTATAGCACTTGTTGTGAATAAAAATATTCCGGCGCTAAAAGAAATTTTTCTATCCAGCTCTGTAAATTCTATTTTTCTAAAAGGATTAAATCGCCAAAGCAAAAACAAGCTGATATAAATTTTAACATAATAATCCAACTGTTCTAAATATTGCGGAGCGCTAGTAAACAATCCAATTGCAAATAAAGAATATAGCAAATAAGACGTTACAATAAAAATATTAAATGCTGCGTCTTGTATTTTGTAAAGTTCTTTGTTTATAGGCATTCCTTGTTATTACTATAACACGCGAATAAATTAATAAAGAATTTATTAATTTATTATGAACAATATAACAAATAAACTGCAACTACTCGTTTTTATTTACCTCACTATATATCTTTAACGTGCGAGCGCTTGCGTCTTTTGCTTCCACATAACGCGGCATCCAAAAGTATGGCACAACATTTCCTAATCCTGAATAATGATATTCAAATATGCTGCGATAATATTTCTTCTCTTCCGTGTCTGGAGGATTGTGCAAATGCTGGATGTCAAATACAGACGTAGATAACGAAACAATTTTTTCTTGAATGATCTCGTAAAGAGACCTCGTTGTTTTGCTAACGCCGTCGCTAAAAGCTTCCTTTGTTCTCCATAAAACGCAACTAGGCAACAACGCACTTCCATTTGAATCCAAAAAGTTATCTTCGCTAAATGCGGAACGCAACAAAAATTTTTCACATTGTTTGTTTCCTGCGTGATAGCGAAGCGATGGATGTATGCTCAAGTAATATTGAACCCACGTTCTGTCCAAAAATGGCGTTCTCGGTTCAAGTCCGTGTGAAGAAATACATTTATCTGAACGCAAAACATCAAACGCATAAATATTTTTAAGAAGTCTGCGACATTCTTTGTCAAATTCTATCGCGTCAGGAGCTGCGTGCATATACAAATATCCGCCACACAACTCGTCAGATCCGTCTCCATTAAATATAACCTTAGCTTCGCTATTTTCTGAAATGTATTTTCCAAGAAGATAATTTCCAATACTAGCGCGCACAGTTGTTGTGTCATAACTTTCAATCGCACAAATAACTTCTGGTATCGCATTTATGAAATCTTGTTCCGTCAATAAAATTTCAGTGTGATTCGTTCCCAAATGATTTGCTACAATACGAGCATATTTCAAATCTTCAGAACCGTCTAGTCCAATACTAAAGGTTTCCAACGGTTTTTCAGATTGCGTTTTATGACATTCATTTACTAATGCGGTGATTAGACTACTGTCCAGTCCACCCGATAATAAACAAGCAATTGGTCGCTCTGTTATTAAAACTCGTTTTTTAACTGCTTCAAACAAATAATGTCTAATATTTTTCATGGCCGTTTTTACGTCATCCTGATTCTCTGAAATGACGCTTGAAAACCCAGTTGAATGATAACTAATGTTTGTCTTATTAAGTTCCCATTTGGGAGATGCCTTGTACTTCATTATAAATTTAGAATATGTTCCAGGAATTAAATGTTCAGTTGCGTGATTTGGAAGCTCTTTAGAAAATTCTGACAAACTCTTGAGTTCAGATGCAATGCCATAAATATGATCTATATCTTTTAAAGAAGCGTTTGAGCTCTGGATCTTAGGTTTTAACAAATAAAGCGGCCTTACACCATATGGGTCGCGAGCAATATATATTTTTGAATACTCTCCGCGAGTATTCATGTCACACAAAACAAATGCGAAAACTCCATCTAACATTTGTAACGTTTGTTTCATGCCATATTTTTGATATAAATGAACAATAACTTCGCAATCCGATTGTGTGGTCGGTTTAACGCCCATAATTTGATATAGTTCTTTATAGTTGTATATTTCTCCGTTACAAATCAACGCTACATCATTTATTATAATAGGCTGGTTAGACACTTCATTCAATCCATTAATCGCCAAACGATGAAAACCCAAAAGACAATTTATGTCAAATGGCTGCAGTTTAGAGAACTCTGGACCCCGACCTTGCCCTTTCATAAACTGGTCATTTATGAATTTTTGATGAAACAACTTTTCATTATTTAATAGAGCAAATATTCCACACATAACGTTTACTCATTTATATTTGTTCTTTTCTTTATATTGATTTTGTTGATTTAGAACAGAGATCCAAATTAATAATATATTATTATACTAATAATGGCATCACAAGGATTTAGAGAGTGTTCGTCGCAAATTGCAAATTCTATAAACAATCGCATATATGATAGAAATATTCCTTCTCATATGTTACAGCCCTATTTAAGTGTTAGACCTGTTATGACAAAATATTCCATTATGCCAATTGTGGACCCACGAACTCCAATTAAAACGCCTTTGCGACAACAACCAATTTATAATACAAATGAAGTTTTCAACCCAGGAAACGCTCAAGCACCGTGGTCTGGATTTGCCACAAACATAAATTTAGAATCCGAATTAAGAAATCAGGTTTTCTCTCTTCAATCTTGCAGTCAATCTGTTTACGTTCCTAGTACAGAAAGTGATTTGTATAAATTTCAATTCAAACAAAAAAATAACGTTCAACAACCATTTCCTGGTCTATTTCAAAAAGAACACTTCAACTCTTTCAATCCAAATCCAGAAAATATAGGCAATGGATTATTTCAGAACTGCACGCGTCAACAAATAAAAGAATTAACAACCGACAATAAAACCCAAGACATGTGTGTTCAAAAAACAAACAAATAATTTAAAGTTTCTGCGAATTAATGTGAATATATTATTATTGTCTGATATAAATGACAGACAATAATATTACAGAGTTAACATTGGAATGTTTGATGAATAAACAACAATATGCAAAACATCTTCAAAATTCAACAATAACAAAAAAAGATTCTATAAAAAAGGACAAACGATTTTATAAGAAACGAATTTATGACTTGACGAGAAAATTGTTAAACAACGAAAAACCTGAAACATTATATCCAGACGTTGGAAGCGCATTTGATTCTTACGCTCGGGTATGTATAGAATATTTTAAGGTAATAGATAAATCTGATATTCTACAAGAAGATTACGCAGGAATGAACGATGGACTGTTACATAATATTTCCCTTGATCCATCTTATAATCCAGAAGAAGCAAATATGTTAATGATGCGTTCTATAAAAATAAACGAACCAAATGCGTTAGAGAAGCTTGTTAAAAAAACATCAACAAAGTTTGTTAAAAAACAAATAATTCCAATGCAAAAAGACATAAATTTAAAAGATCCAACATTCAAAAATAAAGGAATTTGTAAAAAGAATAATATCACGAATAAATATGAGGAAATCTCTGAAAATAACAAAAAAACAAAAGAAGTCAATGAAATATCAGACAAAAAAAACGACAAAACCTTATAAAATGAAAAAACGTAATCAAAACAAGAATAATGTTATAACCAGAAGAAATCATATATTTAGAGAAAAAATAACGAAACAGTTTGATGCGATTAAACTGAGATGTAGCCCAAAAACGGCGAATAAAGGTTACACTTGTTTAGAAGATGAAACCTTATATAAGTTGAAAAATTTATGGAATGCGCGTCACCCCGACTCAAAAATTGATAAAAACGAATCAAAAGACATATGGTTAGAGTTAAAAATGCGTTTAAAAGGTGTTTGCAATAAAGAATCTTGTTGGTTAAAACAACAATTTGTAGAAGGAAAATTAGATAAAGAGTTGCAAGATTCTTACGCACCGACTTCGCCAAAAGAATGGAGTAAAAATCCGAATGAATGGCTTTCCAGCGTTGATATATTAGAAGTAATGAAACAATATGAAGATAAATATAAATGCTTTGATTTTATTGGACCATCGCCGATTGATTTTGACACACACAAACTATACGGGGAATGTGTTTGGGAAGAATTATGTCATTTTAATGTGGAACAAGAAATAAAAAATGGTAGATTTAAAATTGGCATAATATTTAATCTAGATCCACACTATAAAGGCGGATCTCATTGGGTTTCCATGTTTATCAATATTAAAAAAGGTGAGATATTTTTCTTTGACAGCGCCGGTGATCAGGCTCCAAAACAAGTTATGAAATTAGTGAATCGCATTATAAAACAAGGAAAACAACTAAAAACGCCAATTCATTTTAAGTATGACGAAAATCATCCAATAGAGCATCAATATGGAGATACAGAATGTGGAATTTATTCTCTTTATTTTATAGCCCACATGTTGGAAGATAGACACGATAGTGAATATTTTAAAACGCACATATTATCAGACAAGTATATGGAAAAATTCAGAAACGTTTATTTCAACAAAGAGATATAATATAAAATAAATAAATAAAACATATAAATAATGTTCAATTATTATTTATATGACGCAACCCACGATAAACATAGAATTTATTACAAACGAAAACATAGAAATGTTGTGGGAAATAATATTAGATGATATTCCTCAGAACTTGAAAGTTGTGGAGAAAATTCCTAACCTTCGGTCAATGTTCATAAATCACGCAACCAGTTTTTACGACAGAGAGAATAAAAGTTCGCAAAAGTTAATAGAATTAAATAAAAAATTTATTAATTATTTTATGCAAATCCTTCAAAAAGAAAACCAACCCAACCAAAC